GTTATACAGATTGGTTTTGAGGCTAATGTCGAAGGAAGTGAAATTAGCGTTCAGAAATTGGATATGTTTGTTAAAACAGGAAGGATTAGCTAATGTCTAATTATACGAAGCTAACAGATTTTGCTGCTAAGGATACACTTCCTTCAGGCAATGCAGGTAAGTTGGTTAAGGGTACGGAGATTGATGATGAGTTTAACGCCATCTCGACTGCCGTAGCCTCTAAAGCAAATACAGCATCTCCCACCTTTACGGGAACTGTAACACTAACAACACTCAACGGTGCTACTGTTGACGGTGGTACTTATTAAGGAAATAACATGGCAAGTCTTTTAGATGCGATTACTGATAATCCTTTGCAAGCTCTATCAGCAGCGGCTAACTTATGGGGTGGTTATAAATCATCTAACCAAGTTCAGGATGCTGCTGCTCAGGCGGCTGCGGCTAACACAGAGGCAGCTAAAATTGCTGCTGATGCTGCGGCTTTCAAGCCTTATGCTATTTCCACTGGCTTCGGTTCTAGTTACTTCGACCCCAGTAAAATGCAAGCGGGTTATGAACTAGACCCATTATTGGCTGCTTTCCGCAACAAGATGTATGGCACAGGTGCGGAGTTTCTAGGTCAGGTACAAACAGACCCACAAGCGGCAGCACAACAGTATTATAACCAACAGCAGGCGTTAATGGCTGGTAGTCGTGGTGCAGAAGACATCGCCCTACGTCAACAACAACTGAACAGTGGTCGTATTGGGTTAGGGTTGTCAGGTGCTTCTCAAGGCGCTGGTGCTGGTACAGGGTATGTTAACCCACAGCAATACCAACAGCAACTAGCTCGTTCAATGGCTGACCAACAACTAGCTGCTCAGTCGACACAGCTTGCACAGGCTGACATCGACCGTGCTATCTCTCGTGGTACTGGTATGCTTCAGACTGGTTTGGGTATTGAAGAGTATGGGTTACGTCCTCTCACCATCGGTGCTGACATTGGCTCTAAACAGGCAGTGTCGGGTGGCAACCAAGCGCAGGCTCTATTGGCTGGTGGTCAAGGCGCTGCTCAGGCAAACCTTGCTGGTTCTATCGCTGGTGCTCAGGCGTTGCAGGGTGGTATCAAAGGCTTTACAGGCTTGTTCTCAGGCAGATAAGGGGTAATTATGGCTGATGGATTATTTGGGTTTAAAAACCCTGCAGAGTTGCAGAATCAATATTACTCTGGGTTAATGGTGTCTCCAGCACAAATAGGTCAACAAGGGTTGCTACAGCAATTGGTCTCTACTGCCGCTAATGCTGGTGCAATGATGGGATATGGCGGTGGTCGTTTGTTGGGTGGTAAAGTTGCTGGTGAAGCTGATGCGGAGGTTATTCAACAAGCGTTAGCAGATACACGTGCTGAGACAGACCCTACGAAACGTCTTCGATCTATGGCTGATATTCTTACCGCTAAAGGTATGGATGATGCCGCATTTAAACTTTCAGCGCAAGCAGATAAGTTTGAAGAGGCTTCTCTTTCTAAACAAGAGAGGGAAGCTCGCATGGCTGAAACTAAGAGAAAAGCGGATAAAACTGCGGCAGAAGAAGCAAAACGTGTAAAATTAGTAGATAGTCGCAAAGAATCACTAAGGCAAAAATTTCCAAATATGAATGAAGCCGATGTGGAGTCTATCGCAACTGATGACGCTACATTCCGTGCTTACATTAAACCACCAAAAGATAGCACACCATCTGAATTTGGGAGAATGTTGTTAGAGGCTGGTTATGATCCTGATTCTGACGAATATAAGAAGAAGATGGATGACTACACTGCTGCTAAATTAAAAGCAGCAAGTGGTAATACAGAAGCTGTTGAAGCTCTAAAAGTACAACAGCTGCTGTTACAGATTGAACTTTCTAAGCAAAAGGTAGAAGGTGAGAAAGCTAAAGCGGCTGACAAAGAATATAAAAATAAACTTAACTTTTTAGTTGGACAATATCAAACAAAGAGAATGTCTGGCTTTGTTAAACAAGCTAAAGATTTAGTTAACGAATGGTCTACTGGTTGGGGTGCTGCTTTGTTTGATAAACTGCCAGCATCAGACGCTAGAAAACTTAGGAAAGCAGTTGACACTATTCAAGCCAACATTGGTTTTGATAAATTAACACAAATGAGGGCAGCATCACCAACTGGAGGGGCGTTGGGACAAGTTTCTGAGCGAGAACTTGGGTTCCTGCAAAGTGTTCTAGCTAACTTAGATACACTGACTGATCCTCAGCAATTGAAAGAGAATTTGGATGCAGTTGAGAGGCATTATCAAATGTTTCTTAACTTAGAAAAAGCAGGACAACATGCGTCTAAAAATGGATGGTCTGATGAACAAAGTACTCGTTTTGTAGATGCTTTGGAGTCTGGTAAGTCTTATTCTGAAGCTCTTGCGATTGGTGATGGCAGAGTAGAATCTTCTGCGGGTACGTCAGCAAGTCCACCGGCGGTTGGAGGTTCACCAGCAAGTCCACCGGCGGTTGGTGACAAAACTGATCCATTAGGAGTTCGTTAATCATGATTACGATAGCAGAAATCAGGAAGAAGTATCCTGAATATGACGATTTATCCGACGAGCAGTTGGTTAACGGTCTACACTCTAAATACTATTCGGACATGCCTATCGAGGAGTTCTACGGTAAAGTTGGTTTCTCAAAACAAACTGAAGCACCCTCCCCTGAGCCTATAAAGACTGACGAGGAGCCAGCACCAGAAATGGCTGCTGACCCTGAAGCGGCTATGATGCAAGCTGTAGAAACTGGTAAAACAGATTACACAGGTGAGTTAGGTCACCAACTTGCGTTAACAGGAAGAGCCGCTGTCAAAGGAGGCGGTACTTTGTTGGGAATCTTTGGAGATGCTCTAAACTCTGCCTTCAACCTAGTCTCAGCAGGGGCTGGTTCTGACTACCGCTTACCAATGGTGTCAGACACTATTAACAAACTAGCTGATGCTGTTGCTGTACCACGTAATGAGCAAGAACGTGTTATTGGTGCTGCGGCTGAAACTGTTGCTAGTATTATTACCAGTGGTGGTGCAAAGGCTGGTGTTGATTGGTTGGTTAGTAAAGGTGTTAACCCTAACATTGCTGTTAAAACTGTTCAAGAGATGGGGACTAAGTTAGGTCAACAGTCTACAGCAGGTTCAGCGGCAGCGTTAGCGGGTCAACAAGTGACAGAATCAACTGACAACGCTGGTTTAGGTCTAGCGGCTGGTCTTGCTACTGCTTTTCTGACAGGTAAATCACCTAAGATGGCTCGTATGACTGCTGAGCAAGCTGAGAATAATGCCATTTCTTTATATAAGCAATCTCAAAATGCTCAAGTGATATTGAAACCTATGGGAGTAGCTGCTATCAACAAACGTGTGTTAGAAGGTTTGGATGAAAAAACTCTTCCTCTAAAGGGTGAGGGTATGAAGTCAGTCAGAGAAACATTACGCTTGTTTAAACAAAAGGTGGCTGAAACTAACGAACTACCTATCGAGAATATTGAAAAGTTGCGGAGAGATGCGGCTAACCTCATAAAATATGCAGGTGGAAACCAAAACCAACGTGCTGCTGGTTATATAATTAGAAACGCTGTAGATGATTTTATGTCATCAGTAAGCGATAAGATGATTAAAAGTGGCGACAAAGATGGTATCAGGACACTTGTTCAAGGTCGTAATGCATTTCGCACTGCTTCAAGGGCTGGTGTATTAGAGGAAGTCTTAGCAGCAGCTAAATACAAGACTGAAATAAATCCCAATATTAGTTATGACAAAGCTGTTCAACGAGAAATGTTGAAACTAATGGGAAATCAGTCTAAACTTAAAGCTAACTTTTCTAACGAAGAGATAGATCGATTGAAGGATATTTCTAAAGGAGGAAGAGGTCTTCAAGCTCTCATTAATACAATTGGAGTTGGAACTGGTTTAGCTGGTAAGGCAGCAGCTCTTCTGGGAGTACCCGCCACTAGCGGAGCTTCTATATTAGGTTATGGAGCTGCTAAAGGAGCAGAGACAGCCGTTAAAGCAGCGGCAGGTAGAGCTAGACAGCGAGGTATTGAAAATGAAATAACACGCATTCTGGGAGGTACTCCACCTCCTATACAAAGTGCACCTATAGTTGGTTCTATGTTTGGTTTAGAAAATATAGCCCCATAAATAAAGCCCCTGAGTAGCAATACTGAGGGGCTTTTTTTTAGTCTTCGATTTCTAACACTTCTGGGTCTAACTCTGAGAACTCACCTAGATAGAAGGTGAAGAATGGTATTTTAATGATAAGCCCTTCAAAGGCTGCAATAAACCTCCCATCATCATCACCAACAACATGACATATGTTATCATTACTCTCAATATCAAAACCAAAACCTAATCGATAATGTGGTACTAATGTCATTCAAAATCCTCTACTGGAATCAATTTATTAATTTTTATGTTAAAACAGTCGCTTCTAACAACATAATTGTTATCAGGGTCTATATCTCCTTTTCTAAGAAACTTAGAGTCAGTGAAATACTTATTTTTATCATACAAGCCTAACACCCATCCTTTAGTGTTGTCATCTTTTACCCTAACAAAACAATACATATCACATTTCTGTTTGGTATTAAAAGCGGACACCGAACATTCATAATTACTTTTTGGTGTTGTGTTGCATTTTTTGGTTTTTACATCTACTGTTTTACCGTTGCTAAGAATAATGTCATATTCATAAGTGTTCTCAATAGTGCCTCCCAACACTTTGTTAGCCAACAACTCACCTAAAAATCCAGCAAGATTACCGGAACCTTTAGAGATGCTGTTTCGTAACACACCTAATTCATTGCTCTTCTTCTTAGCCTCTTCCATCATCTCTTTTGTTATTTCAATTTCAATCATGCTGCTTTTCCCCATACATCATCCCAAGAGCCTTTAGTGGCTCCCTTAGAATAATCTGTTACCCTCTGCTCAAAGAAGTTGGTGTGGCTAACACCTAACATACCATCCACCCACGGCAGAGGATTCTTCTTCACTTTAAATACACCCTTCATACCCATAGCAATCAGTCGTCGGTCAGCTATGTAGCGGATGTATTGTTTCACCTCTTCTGCTCGTAAACCTTCCACCTCAAACATACCAAAGGCTAGGTCAATAAACTTATCCTCTAGCGCCACCATCTCCTGAGCAATCTCTTTGATGCGGTCGCTGGTGCTCTCGTCTGGGTGTTGTTTAACCCACTCGCGATACACCTTAATCATCCCTTCTGCATGTTGTGTTTCATCAACGATTGACCAAGCAATAATCTGACCCAAGCCTTTCAGCTTACCGTGACGGGCGAAGTTTAACAACATGACAAACGAGGAGAACAGTTGCATCCCCTCACCAAATGCGGAGATTGTAGCTATTTTCTCCGCAATAGGAGCCTCGCCAAGGTTCTGGTAATACTCATGCTTCTCTACCATCTCACCATACTGTAAAAACTCGTTGTAGGTGCTCTCAGGCAGCCCCAGAGTCTCAATCAGGTGGGCATAGGCAGCAACGTGCAGAGCCTCGCGACCAGCAAAACCACTCATCATCATCCGCACTTCAGGCTGTTTAAACACTGGCAGGTAGTGGGTGTAATACCCATCACCAATGTCTAGGTCGCCCTGCACAAAGAATCGTAGGATTTTAGTCAGGAAGTCTTTCTCTTGTTTGTTAAGTTTCTTCTGATAGTCCTTCAAGTCCTCGCCCATCGGCACTTCTGTATGTAGCCAATGGCTCTGCTCATGTTGTAACCAAGCCTCATACGCCCACGGGTACTTGAATGGTTTAAATGTGTTTCTCTCTTCTGTTAACTGTGGTTTCATTACCATTGTCTCCATGTGTTAGCAATAATGTGTAGACAGGTGATTATCTCTAACCACCTAATCCAGTTTAACCTTCGCAAGCGAGACATGTTTCCCCGTTTGCAATGGCTGTCATATCAATTGTCTCTTCGATGCGCTGACGTTTAATCTGAGCACCAACCTTGTCTGCCTTCCGCACCTTGTCAGAGCGTAGGTAGTATAAACTCTTTAAGCCCATCTTCCAAGCCATGAAGTGAACAGCATGTAAATAAGCAATGGTTGTATCGGGTCGGAAGAATAGGTTAACACTCTGTCCTTGATCGATAAACTCCTGCCGATCTGCTGCTAGTTCAACCAACCATCGCTGGTCAATCTCCATCGCTGTTTTAAATACTTCCTTCACATCTTCGGGAACGTCCAAATGCTGAACGCTACCATCGTTGGCAATAATAGAAGCCCAAGTGTCATCATCATCCATACCAAGCTCAGCAAGCCGTTTAGTAAGGAATCGGTTACGGTAGACAAACGCACCACTTAGAGTATCCTGCCTAAATACATTTGCTCGATACGGCTCAATGGATGGCGAAGTGTTACCCATAATAAGACTGGAAGAAGCATTGGGAGCAATAGCCATGTGATGACTAAAGCGGCGGTCAACCCCAGACCAAGCTGCATCCGGGCAAGCGCCTCTTTTAAGAAACAAAGTATGATCTGCACGTTTACATTCCTCACTAATATGTTTAAAGATGTCACGGTTAGTCAGCTTCGCCATAACCCCATCGATAGCCATGTTATTCTTTTGCAAGTACGCATGGAACCCTAGAGTACCAAGTCCAACAGACCTCTCATCGGTAGCAGAACGAATAGCACGGCGAATATGGTCAGGGGCAGTATCAATAAAATACTGAAGAACATTGTCAAGCATCTCCATAATGTCAGGAATAAACTGCTTGTTATCTTTCCAATCATCGTAGTACTCCAAATTCACGCTAGATAGACAACAAACTGCTGTTCGGTCGGCGCTGGTTGGTAAAAAGATTTCTGTACATAAGTTAGATCCGTTGATCTGCAACCCCTTATCATCTAACCATGATGGTAACGCACGATTAGCATTATCAATAAAGATTAGGTACGGCTCACCTGTCTGCATACGCAAGTCCAAAATCTTCTGCCACAATGCCTTAGCACTAACCACCTCGACAACTTCGTTGTTAGCGGGATTTATAAGTTCCCAATCGTCGTTAGCATCACCATCTTTCATGCATTTCTCTAGCACCTCCATAAACTTGTCAGAGATGTTAACACCATGATTTAAATTCAATGTCCGTAGGTTTTGGTCGCCTGTGGGCTTACGCATCTCTAGGAATTGAATAATATCAGGGTGGCTGATGTCTAAGAAGGCAGCATAACTACCACGCCGTGTGCGTCCTTGTCGATACGCCAACGAAGAAGCATCATACATTTTCAAGTGAGGCATCACCCCTGTAGATTTATCATCACTGTTCCTAATGCCAAGATGGACACCAACACCACCTCCAAGCATTGAAAGCCAGTTAGTTTCAGATAGGTTGTTAACCAAACCTTCTGCGCTATCATCCATATAGTTAAGGAAACAGCTAATAGGTAGCCCACGCTTACTACGCCCAAAAGAAAGAATGGGAGTGCTATAACTAAGCCAATGCTGACTACTATAGTCATAAAGTCGCTGAGCATGTTCAGGGTTACTGCTAAAAGCCTCCGATACATAAGCAAACCTTTCTTGAGGACTAACCTCATTCTCCATCATGTAACTTTCACGCAACCGCTGAAGCCCTAAAGCATCGAACAGCTTGTCCCGCTCTAAGTTAATTTTAATTGTCATCTAGTAGTTCCTCTAAATAGTCAGCCATATCTTCAATCCTATCCTGAAAACGAGCAACAATCTCTTCTGTGTTAATCTCTAACACTTCCAAGATTGTCACCTCGTCCAGACGTTTTAGTTTATCATAAATGTCAGGGAGTGTCAGCATATTTCTTCTGTAAATAGTTCATAGAGAGAAACATCTCGTCGAAAGCGCCATCCTTGACCTCGTTCAACACCACCAACCCACGCCAATGTGTGTTACTCAGTTGATCCATGTAATCTTCGTTATGTAGGTAGAACGAACCAGCAATTATTCCGCAGATTGCCGTTCCGTCCGCTCTCTTCCCATAAGCAACTTGCTTACCCTGCTGATGCCCAGCAACACAAGACATATGGAGCTTATTAACGATAACACTAGCAGAGCTGGCTGCCCTACCCATAGCACCAACTGGAAAGTAGTGGCAGAAACCAACACCATTGATAAAAACAGGCTTAAGAAATTCATATACTTCCCAATCTTTTTTGTAGTTTAGGTCGTCAGTCGAAATCACACCTTCGAGCATAGGCGTGTTAGCCACTGCGCGGTTGATGCGATTCTCATGGTTACCCATTGTTAAAATCATACGAGGCTTGTACACCTTGTGTTTCGTTGTCTTCTGTGTTGCCTGTAAGTCACGCAACGGTTTGAGCAGCTTCTTCATACCAATCTGGGCAGCGTTAATGTCATCCTTATAACGCTTCCCTTCAAAGTATTTACTACCAGTCTTATCGTGGGTTGATAGAGAGGGCATATCTGCGAAGTCGCCAATGTTAATAACAACATCTGGTCGGTAGTCGCAGATAGCCTTTCCAGCCCACGTAAGGTGGTCAGTAGCTACTCCCGGCTTTACTTGACAGTCAGGAATAACTAAGATTTTCATTCAGCAAAAGCCTCTCGTGAAGATTTACGATTCCAATAGTCGTCCAACATGATGTCGACATTCTCGTACACACCGACATAACCACAAGTATCTAGGAATGCCGCAAACTGCCGCATAACATCATGCCACATAGCGTCATCAGGGCAAACATAGAAATGTTCAGTGCTAGATGATACTGATGGTCGTGAACTACTCTTCTTAAAGTGGTAATACTGCTTATCTTCCATGTTAACCTCCATACAAACTAGGGAACAGTTTAGTCAAAATTGCTTTACATTTCTCAGCAACTTCTCTGTGTTCCTTCTGTGTTGCAACATCACAGCGAATGTCTACATAGTGCATCCAACTCCGCAGTGTCCCATTCATGTACATCCGACTCATTGTTAACCCTTCTGGTAACACCTTACGGGCAACTTCCTTAGCAATACCATTGTTCAAAGCAGCCCCATAAGCAAATTGAGCCTGCTTCATAACCAGTAGTTGCTGTTCATCCCACCACCGCTGAAGCTCCCTATCCTGTGTTGGTAAGGAGTTTTGGCGGTTTTTTTCATCCTGCATCCGAGCCTCACCATATTCAGCACCAAGTGCCTCAGCATAACGCTGACTGAACTCTTGAAAGCTAAACGAGCGGTGGCGTATAATCTGTCGCGCAATGTCTCTTGTACACTCAATCTCCATACAAACATTAACCATCTCAAATGGACTCCAATGTTTGTTATTCATCAGGTAACGGAGTAGCTTAGGAGCCGTCTCTTTGTTGTCCTGATTAGTTGGATTAGACACGCGAGCCATATATGCCACCTTTTCCTCTGCATCGGGGGTAGCCCATACTAGCTTTACGTTCATTTGTCTGCCTTTACTCCGAGATATGCTAACATAATTTTAGAGGCATTAATGTAGCTTTCGACTTGCTTTTGGTTATCCTCAATGAACTTGTCTGGCTTACCCCAATACTTGTCACAATACTCTCGCCACATTTCCATTGAGCTTTCGAGTTGTTTAACAAACGGATTACTATCGCTACTGTATTCTAGTTTCATTTTTTCCTCTGCTTTCTTTCTGCATTTGTTTTATCTTTATGACATTGTTTGCAAAGAACTTGTAAATTTTCTTCTTCGCAATACAATCTGTCAGAAAAAGTTTCTAAATCTTTAAAACCATCTTTAGGGTCTACCACAGGATTTATATGATCTACTTGTACGTCATTAGCGACAAAGAAATCATTACAACCAGCACATCGATAATGCTCAGCCATTCTTCCTGTTTTTTTATTTATCATCTTACCTACTTTAGCATTTTCTTTGGTATCCCATAAAGGCTCCCATCGCTTCATGTATGCTCGTAAGGCTGATATTTTAAAAGCCCTATATCTAGCTTCAGTCCATCTACCCTTGTTATATTTTCTGCTGTTCATACTGATACAATAACTGGGCAAATCCCTCTACAAACCTTTCATCATGATTGCGTTCCCCCATCGTAAACAAAATGGCATGGACAATCTCATGCATCAATGTGACATCATAAGATTGCCCTTCCAACTTGTCGTTAATTAAAATAACACTTTCATCTGGGTTTGTCGAACCTAAATCTGCCATCGGAGTTCGTTTCACAACCCATGTGATACCAGCTAGTTTAAACTTCTTCATTCGGCGGCTCCCACATTTGGTTTGGTTTTCGTCGTAGCCAAAGAAGTTGAGCATTCTCCAAGACACGTTCTTTTCCCATCCCCTCCACACAACACTGATAAAACTGTTGTTCCGTATTCAAAGGAGCCAACATCTTTTCTGACCGAACAACACCCACACGAGGCATCCCTTTGATATTGTCTGCCGAATCTCCCATTAGGATTTGCTTGTAAAAGAAACGCAACCCTTCCTCTGGAGTAACATACTTTTTTTCTTGTTTCACAAAATTGTAATGCCATCCCGGAACCTGCATAAAGTCTTTATCAATTGATACAATGATGCAATCATCACCAAACTCTGTAGCTTTGATGGAAATGTCATCATCAGCCTCTTGTCCATCACTAACACTAGCTCCCCAAGCTGTCTGTAAATATTCCCGCAGTAGCGGGAGATGGCGTGGTTTTGGAACATCCTTTCTGTTACCTTTGTAAGGGGCTGTCACTGCTATGTCATGTCTAAAATTATTCTTGCCTGTTAAGAACAACGAGTGCTCATCACAGTCAATAAGATCAAACATTAACAAATCTTCAAGAAACACCGCCATCGTTTCAATAGCGGTGTTTTCATGTTCATCTTCAGTGGCAAACCCTATTCGATAACAGATAATATCTGCATCGATTAAAGCAATCACAATACGTCATCATCCTCAAATGTTTCTTCAGTGGTCGGAACATAAGGTACAAGGTTTGTGATGACAATCCGCTTCAACGAAGGGCTGACACCTTGTTTACCGTTCTTCTTCCAACTGTAGCAGCTAACGAGGGCGGTCGCTTTTGAGCCATTACCTAAGATGCTGCCATCAATCTGTGAGCCACCATCGTCGTAAGCATTGATTGGAAGAGTACTCTTGCAAGTGATAAACTTACCCTTTCCCTCTTTCGTCTTAACCTCAATACCTAAATCCTCCAAAGCCTGAACTGCTTTATCTGATAGGTTGCACAAATCTACCTGATACCTACCGCTCATATTGTTGATGCGTGTTAGATATGCCCACATAACTTCTGCTTTAATTTTTACTGCTGGTGTTGTTGATTTCATAATAACTCCTTAATGAAAATTTGGTGTATCACCTTCGTCGGCAATCTCATAAAATTTAGATGTCACAAGTGCTAGAATATCCAGTACCTCCATCTCTGTTAGCCGTTGGCTGAAGCTGAGGTGTACATCACCATCCTTCTCTGTAATAAGGATTACATTTTCTGCATCCTTTAAAACAGCTTCCAACTTGTCTAATTCTCGTTTTGTCAATGTGTTTCCTTCCAATTGTTACCTACATTGTATTCTCCTGTTACTGGACAGCGTAAGCCCAACGCCACGCCTGCTTCTTCAATAGCCTCTACAGCCATCTGACCTACCTTTTCAGCGTCTGATGCTGATACCTCCATTTGCCATTCATCGTGAACATTCGCACAGAACGAAGCGTCTATTATACCACGTTTCAGCTTATTGTGCAAGATAACAAGAGATTTTTTCATTAAAATTGCTCCTGCACCCTGCAACAAAGTATTCAACGCACTATGTTCGCTACGCACTAACAAACGTCTACCATCCAAGCCCGGTAACCAACCATTAACTGCCAGTCTAGCTACCTTCTCTTTCAATTGTTTCAACGCTGGTGTGTTCTTTAGGAAGCGATTCATTAGCTTTCGTCCTTCCTTCTCATCCCCACCAACAATGGAACCAATCTTAGCCGCTCCAGCGCCATACAAGAAGGCATATATAAAGGTCTTAGCTGTATTCCTACTGTCAAGACCTGCTGCCTTTTGGTTAGCCGTATGAATGTCACCATTTAGGATTTCGTTGGTGTAACGAGCATCCTTCATATAGTGGGCTAACATACGTAACTCTAAGCCGCTGGCATCAATACCGACCAACTTCTTACCAACATCAACTGTCCATAGCTCGCGGCACTCCTTTCCGTATTCTGAGCCACTATTAGGTACTTGAGCCATGTTAGGGCTGATGTGTGTCATTCGCCCTGTAACAGCTCCGTTGGTAATAACCCTACCGTGCACTCTACCGTCCTCTTTTACCACATCAAACCAGCTACTAATTTGCGAGATACGTTTTTGCAACATTAGGTAGCGAGCAATCAGTTTTGCCTCTGGTAGTTCGATTCCTTCCAACACTTTTTCGTTGATAATGATAGAACCTTTGTCAGTCTCTTGTGTGAATTTAACACCTAACCCTTGTAGTCTTTCTGCAATTTGCTGACGACTGCCCGGATTAAATACCGTGACCTTCGACTTAAGTTGTTTCCCAGTTTTGTCGCTGACACGCTCCTCAACAACAGGTGGGAACGTACTTTGTAATTTGCCTTCAATATCAGCAAGTTCGCCTGAAAGCTGAGCCAACAGCGAAATGCCTTTCTCTTTATCAAACTTAAAGCCATGTTCTTCCTGCCTTTTCAAAATAGCGGCTACTTCGTGCTCAAGCTGAACACTCTCGCCCCAACCTGTTAACTCTTTCTCTAACAGTCGAAACAGTTGTACTGTCACTGCCACGTCCTGCTTACAATAAAACCGATTGAGGCTATCATGTGGATCATCATAAGGAGCAGTAGAAAGCGGATCATATGGTAAACCTTTTATCCAATGCCAAATGCGTGTGTACTCAACCTTCCGATTCCCCAGTCTCTTCCCCCATGCTTCTAGGCTGTGTCCGTTTTCGATAGAGGGATTGAGTAGCCTTGACATTATCAAGGTATCTCTCACTTTGCTCAATCCAATTCTCGTCTTCCAAAGCCTGTTCAGAATAGGTGCGTCGAAGCCGATC